TAAAAAAGTTGTAAATGTTTTACAAATAATAGATGAGAATAAAATTCCATCTGATGTAGAAGATATTATGGAAACAAAATATTTTTCTGAAGGAAGAAATAAAGATATTGAAATAGGTGAGATGGATTTATACCATCTGTTGAGATGTTTTAATCTATTGTTAATAGACAGAAGAAAACTTAATAGAATTTTAACTGTAATTAAGGAATGATAAAATGAAATTGACACAAAAAGAAATTAAAATTGCTGAATTTATGAAAGCAAATGAGATAACTACTGAAGAAGTTATTGATGTGGTTATCAAATGTAATGGCTTGATTGGTGTTGGCTTGATTACTTTGGAAGATGAGATTAAAAAACATATTAAATCTTATCACGACACAAGTATTTGGGAAGGAGAATTTAGATGAATAAGTATAGTGTAATAACAACAGCAGTAGTAACTACTGAATACATAGTGAAAGCAAAGAATAAAGAAGAAGCAGAAGAAAAGTTTTATGATGGTGAATATATAGATATGAATGAATTAAATTACCATGATGAACAAGTAGATAACATAGCATTAGATGAGGAGAATGTATAATGAGTAAACAATTAGCTGAAAAACATTTTGGTAATTTACATGATGTTTGGATAGGTGATGAGCAAAGACACTATGAAGAACACTATGATGTAGAATGTGCTGATAAAATTTCAACATCTAAACTAAAAGAACATAATTACAAAGACTTGAGAGTAATACAAGAATTTTTTGAGGAGAATCATTATGCTTAGCAGAGGATATAGAGTAACAGAGTTCAGAGATAAATGGAAAACTATTTATAGTAAAACATTTTTCAATAAGTATATACCTATTCATGAAGATGTATGGGTAGATGATAAAGAGTTTATAAAAGCTATGAAGAAACCAGAAGGTGAAAGATACATATGGACAATAGGAGAAGAAGATGGTAAGTACTATGTGCATAGTGGGTATCATTGGGTTAATAGATTAGGATTTATAATAACTAAAAATAAATGGGAGCATGACATGAATATACAAGTGTTAGGATATTAAGATGAGTAACTGTCAAAAATGTAATGTTCATAATGAACTATCTAATGATAAAAACTATTCAGATGAAGTTGCAATATGGACAGAGTTAGATATAGAAATGCCTAAAGATTTCTATTCTTTATGTGAACATTGTTATGTAGAGGAGAATGAAGATGACTAGAGATATAGACACAATACCTACGACACGAAGGCATATAGTAAGCTATAAGATATATGCAGAGTGGTCAGACAATCCTAAACTCGTAGAGTTAGAGCATGAAATGGATGGTCATTTAGAAAATACTTTTAATGATTGGTTAAGAGATATAGAAGATGAGGAGAATGTATAATGATAAGTGATGCAATAACAACTGTAGGTTTTGCTTTACAATCTCATGTTAATACATGTTACCATGAGGATACTGACGAGAACAGAGCAGAACGAGAAGAACTAGAACTAGCATGGTCAATAATAAAAAGTCATTTGAATATGTCTGGTGTTGACATGCCAGAAGAGAAGGAGAATGTATAATGAAAATAACTGAAGAAGAATTAGCAGAATTAGAAGTATGGGATATTACTTTTTATACAGAAGATGAAGAAGGTAATAAAAAGTTTTGGAAAACTACACATCATGTAGACCATTCTAGTTTAAGTGAAGGTTGGGAAGCTGATGATTTATATTATGCAGAGGAGAATGATAATGAATAAAGATAATAACACTTGACATATAAATTTAATTAGTGTAAGGTACGAATATGAATAACAATTATATAGTTGCATTTATATCTAAAGATGAAGATGTTATATTAGAACCATTAGCAAAGTTCAATGGTGATGTAATGTATTTTAAATCTGAAGGAGATGCAAAAGAATATATAGAAAAACTATATATTAAAACTGGAGTAGACATAGAGCCTATGTCAGAAGATGATGGACTATCAATAGTGAGGGTACAGTAATGAATAAATCACAGATAAAAAAAGAACTATATGACTTACCTAAAGATGCTACATTTCAAGTAGATACTGTACTAAAATGGATTAAACATAATCAAGAAGTATCAAGGTCTTTAAATAGAGAGGTGCGTATGAATGTATCAGGTGCTATAGCACATAGGTCTATGCGTGATGGATACATAAAAGACATGCGTTATTATCTGCGTCATGGAGATTGGATTAGTATATTTTATGGTAAAGATATGCAGAATAAAACTAAAACTAAAGTGATAGCATATGGTGTAGGAGTATGGAATGACTAACACAGAAAAAGAATTATTAAGAAGGAATGTAAAAGAATTACAGTTACAATTACGTGATGCACATATAAGAATAAAAGAATTAAATGTAAAGATAGATGAATTACGCAAGAGATTAGGAATAGAACAAGAGTTTACAACAGCAGATGGGTGGGCTATGCCAGTAGAAAATCCAGACGCTTTACACATAAAGGAAACTAAAGATGAGTGAGAATAAATTTACTAACTGGTTACATAAAGAATTAAAACAACAACAAAAAGAAAAGGAAACTATAATGGCTAAAGCAATAAAAAAAGATGGTGCTATGATTTTAGATGAAGCACAAAAGAAAGCATTACTAGATATATTTAATGCAGGTAATGATTTTTCACAAAGTTATAGAGAGTCAGGTATCAAGTATATAACTGCTTGGGAAATAGAAAAACTTTTAGATTTACTAGATGATATGAAAGATTTATTTGGTATATCACCTACAACAAGTGAACATACAGACAATAGTGGAGACCATTATCCTAATCATTGGGCTGACCATGTATGGTCTGATGATTCAAGAGCATGGAAAAGAGAGGACTAATATGCCTAAGAATTTATGGGATAAAGAATACAACAGAGTTTATAAAGAACTTGTGCGTGACTATCTTGATGATGGTTATGATATAGCTGAAGCAAAATTTAATGCTAGAAAAGATGCTAAAGAAATAATGCGAGACCAACTTGACTTTGTTGAGGAGTTATATGATAATACATTAAACGATTTGGATTAGTAATATGGATAAACAATGGAAAGATAGAGGTGCATGTCCCAAATGTGGCTCTAGTGATGGCAATGTAAACCATTCAGAAGGATATAGCTTTTGTTTTTCTTGTAATACTAGATTTGGAAAAGGAAATAAAATGGAAGCAGAAAAAGTAATACCAATGAAGACAGAAAGTGTTATGAAAACTGTAGGTATTTTAGGTGCGTTAAGTGAACGAAGTATATCTAAAGATACAGCACAGAAATATAACACAGATGTAAAATTAAATGGCAATATGAATACACATCACATCTATAAATATTTTGATGAAGGTGGTAACAATATAGCTAACAAGATACGTGATGTAGCTACTAAAGATATGTGGACTGAAGGTAACATGACTAATGCAGGATTGTTTGGTCAGAATATCTTTGCACCTAGTGGTAAGTATATTACTGTTACTGAAGGTGAAGTAGATGCTATGTCTGCTTATGAATTACTAGGTAGTAAGTGGGCATGTGTATCTATTAAGACAGGTGCAGGTTCAGCATTACGTGATTGTAAAAAATCATTTGAATATCTTGATAGCTTTGACCAAATAGTTATATCATTTGATATGGATACTCAAGGTAGAGAAGCTGCTGAAAAAGTTGCTCAATTATTTTCACCTAACAAATGCAAGGTCATGCATATGGAGCATAAAGATGCTAACGAATATCTCAAGATGAATAAACGTGAGCAGTTCTCAAGAGCATGGTGGAATGCACAACCATATACTCCTGCAGGTATAGTTAATTTAAAAGATTTAAAATCTACATTGTTTGAAGAAGATTATTGTGAGACATGTCTATACCCTTGGCAAAAACTAAATGATAAGACATATGGTATGCGTACTGGTGAGTTGATTACATTCACATCAGGTGCAGGTATGGGTAAGAGTTCTATCATGCGTGAGTTAATGTACCATATGCTAAAGAATACAAAGGATAATGTAGGGATACTTGCATTAGAAGAAAGCACAAAGAACACAGCATTTAATATCATGTCTGTTGAAGCTAATGCTAGACTGTATATTAATGAGATACGAAAGAAGTATAGCCAAGAAGAATTAGATACATGGTTTGATAACACTATGGGTACAGGCAGGTTCTTTGCCTTTGACCACTTTGGTTCTATATCTAATGACGAGATACTTTCAAGGGTTAGGTTCATGGCACAAGCATTGGATTGTAAATGGATATTCCTTGACCACTTATCTATACTTGTATCAGGTCAGGAAGAAGGAGATGAGAGAAAATCTATTGATGTATTGATGACTAAACTACGTTCATTAGTAGAACAAACTGGTGTTGGTTTACTATTAGTATCACACTTACGTAGACCTGCAGGTGATGCAGGACATGAGAATGGTAAAGAAGTAACTCTATCTCACTTGAGAGGTAGTGCATCTATTGCACATCTATCTGATGGAGTGATTGCTTTAGAAAGAAATCAACAAGCAGAAGATGATGTAGCATCTAACACTACAACAATACGTATTCTAAAGAATAGATATACTGGTGATACTGGTATAGCTACACATCTATTCTATGATAAGGATACTGGTCGTATGAAAGAGATTGATAATCCTTATGAAGTAAATGATAATGATGGAGAGGAGATACCATTTTGATAGACTTTGATATGTTAGATAAAGACTCTATGAAGATAGATGGTTTTGATGATGCTATCATAGGATATGGAGAGCAATATACTAAACAACCTTTACTTGTATATTCATATAGTAGAATATGTAAGATACTAAGAGAACGAGATGATATGACATGGGAAGAAGCAGATGATTTTGCTCAGTTTAATATCTTAAATGTATGGGTAGGTAAGGGAACTCCCATGATATTATACAATGAGTATTGGTATGATTGGAAAGAGAATGAGAGCAGTAGTTGATATAGAAACAGATAGCTTAGATGCTACCAAGATACATTGTATTGTGGCTAAAGATGTAGACTCAGGGAGGGTATATCCTTTTCCTCCAGACTTGCTTCATGGGTTTAGAGATTGGTCACTTGGTGTCAAGCAATTTATTATGCATAATGGTTTAACTTTTGATGCACCTGTGCTTAATAGATTGCTAGGTACTAGAATAAAAGTTAATCAAGTTATAGATACATTGATACTATCACAGTTGTTTAATCCTATACGTGAAGGTCATAGTTTAAAAGCATGGGGAGAAAGATTAGGATTTCCTAAAGGAGAGGTAGAAACATTTGAAGTATATACACCAGACATGTTAGAGTATTGTAAACAAGATGTTAATATAACACATAAGTTATTTAATTTATTACAAGAAGAAAGTAAAGGGTTTTCTAGTTACTCTGTTGAAGTTGAACATAAAGTAAGAGTTATTATAGACCAACAAAAACATAATGGTTTTGCTTTAGATTTACCAAAAGCTATGGGTTTATTTAATAAATTAAAAGAAGAAGCTACATCATTAGAAGATTGGTCAGTAAATAATTTTGATCCTACAGTTGTAGAATTAAAAACAAAAACAAAATACATACCTTTTAATATAGGTTCAAGACAACAGATTGCAGATAGGTTAATGAAGTTAGGTTGGAAACCAAAGAAACATACAGACAAAGGTAATATCATTATTAATGAAGCTGTATTAGATACAATAGATATGCCTGAAGCTAGAAAGTTTTCTCGTTTCTTTTTATTACAGAAACGTATAGCACAAATTAAATCATGGATAGAAGCATGTGATGATAAAGATGGTAGAGTACATGGTAGTGTAATGACACTTAAAACTATTACTGGTCGTATGTCACATAACTCTCCTAACATGGCACAGATACCTGCAGTACGTTCACCTTATGGTAAAGAGTGTAGAGATTGTTGGACAGTATCTAATATACATACACATTCCATAGTAGGAACTGATGCAAGTGGATTAGAGTTAAGATGTTTAGCACATCTAATGAATGATAATACATTTACAGATATATTATTGACTGGAGATATACATACACACAATATGAAGATGGCAGGATTAACTGATAGAGACCAGGCAAAGACATTTATATATGCATTTATGTATGGTGCAGGTGCATCTAAGATAGGTCAGATAGTAGGAGCAGGTGCTAAAGAAGGACAGATTCTAATAGATAAGTTTCTTAATAGTATGCCAGCTTTAAAAAGAGTACGTGATTCTGTAACAAAAGCTGCAGGTAAAGGTAAGATTAAAGGTATTGATGGTAGACTATTACATATACGTAGTCCACATAGTGCATTAAATACTTTGATACAAGGAGCAGGTGCTGTTGTATGTAAAGTATGGCTTATACATATGATGACAAGAATAAAAGTATTAGGTATAGATGCTAAACTTGTTGCTTCTATACATGATGAATACCAGTTTGAAGTTTTGAATAAAGATGTTAAAAGGTTTGGACAGGTAACTAAAGATGCAATGAAAGATACTGAGAAAGAATTAAGAATGAAATGTCCTCTTGATAATGAATGGAAGGTAGGTAGAACATGGGCACAGACACATTAGTAAAAGAATTTAAAGGAAGAAAAGACCATGCTGATTATATTAAGCGAGGTATAAAAGTAGAGAATGAATTTATACAGACAGCTAAGTCACATGGTTACACAGTTGCTATAGCTAATGAACAAGAAAATATAAATAAACATATAGATTTATACTTAACATATAAAGGATTAACAGTTAGTGTAGATGTAAAAGCTAGAAGAACTGGAAACAAACAAAGATTTCTGGATGACGCATGGATTGTTGTTGAGTTTTTAAATACAATAGGTAATAAAGGTTGGCTCTATGGTGACTGTGATTACTTTGTATTTGAAAGAGAGCATGACTATGTATGGTGTGATGCAAAAGAGTTGGTAGAATTAACTGACAAAGTTGTAGATAAAAATACCAGAGTAGAAAGCTACAAAGATTCTGCATACAAAACATGGGGTAGAAAACATCAAGGAAAACAAGACCTTATCTCAAGAATAGAGATGAGTTTAATTTTAAAACTAAATAAAAGTTTTATTATGAAAAAAATTCTTGACAATAATGTTAAGGTATGTAATAATTCTTTTATTAATAATAAGGAAAGGAAAACACCTATGAGTGTAATTCAAGGAGTAGCTTTTTGGGCTCATGTAATGAAGCCTAATTTTAAGTTTAAAGAAGAAGGTGAATGGAGCATTGATATATGTCATCTTGATGAGAAAAATATTGCTATAGTTCAAAAAGATGGTCTTAATGTTAAAAATAATGATGCAAAATTAAAAGCAGAAGGAAGAGAACTTCAAGGTAATTTTGTAACCATTAAAGCAAAAACTAAATGGGCAAAGACAGGTGAAGATAAACCTAAACCCAAAGTTGTAGATGCAGATAGACTTCCATTTACAGAAGAAAAAGTTGGTAATGGTTCATTGGTTAATGTAAAGTATACTGCATATGAGCATAAACCTTATGGAACTTTTGGTGATCTAAAAGCAGTACAGGTTATTAAGTTCGTACCTGCACCTGAATCATCTGATAGTGATGTCACAAGTGACTTTGATGTTATTGAAGATGGCTACAAAAGTACGCAGGATGCTGACTTAGATTTTGCAAAAGCATAACCAACTAAGAAAGGATGGAGAGGTACTACTGAATAAGTATCTCTCCATTATTTATTATGAAAACCATTGATACTTTAGTAAAAGATATGTATGATTTATTTGATCCTCTTGTGGAAACAAATTTAAATGAAGAAGAAGTTGATGCTCATTTAGATTCTTTTACAAAGAGTATTAAACAAACAATAAAAGGTTTACTTAATGAAACACCTAGAGAGAAAGGTAAGCTAAGACTTTCTGCTATAGGTAAACCTGCAAGACAATTATGGTATGAGAAAAATTCTAAAGAAGAATCTAAACCTTTAGAACCTAATACAAGAATAAAGTTTTTATATGGTCATCTGTTAGAAGATGTATTAATTCTTTTAGCTAGACTATCAGGACACACAGTAACTGATTTACAGAAACAAGTTAATGTTAATGGTATAGTAGGTCATCAAGACTGTGTAATAGATGGTGTATTGGTTGATTGTAAGAGTGCATCAGGTAAAAGCTTTGAGAAGTTTGCTAAGAATAGACTAGAAGAAGATGATCCCTTTGGTTATATAGCACAGATTTCTGCTTATGCTGAAGGTAATGGTGTAGATGAAGCTGCTTTTCTAGCTATAGATAAACAGCATGGTAATATTTGTTTAACTCGTGTTCATTCAATGGAGATGATTAATGCTAAACAAAGAATTGAATATCTTAAAGGAGCTATGGATAAAGATGATCCACCTGATAGGTGTTATAGTGATGTGCCTGATGGTGCTAGTGGTAATCGTAAGCTTTTTATTGGTTGTGTTTATTGTCCACATAATATTACTTGTTGGAGTGATACGAATGAAGGTAAAGGGTTACGTATATTCAATTATGCAAATGGACCTAGGTACTTTACGAAGGTGGTTAAAGAACCTAATGTAGAAGAGATTACATCTTGATAAGTCATTGGGTTAGGTATGATACTGAAGAACCTTTCGTACCTAACCTAGATAAGTTTGGGTTTGTATATCTTATAACAAATACTAAAACTACTAAAGCATATGTAGGTTGTAAACAATATTTTTCTATGGGTAAGAAAAAAAGAAAACATAAATGGGAAATATATACAGGATCATCTAAATATTTAAATGAAGATATAGAAAAGATAGGTAAAGAACATTTTACTTTTGAAGTTATAGCAGAGTATAAAAACAAAAGGAGTTTAAGATACTATGAGATGTACTATCAAGTAAAATGGAATGTTCTTACTGCTACTATAGAAGGTAGTGATGAACCTTCTTATTATAATTCGTATGTAGGAGGTAAGTTTTATAGACCTGTTGAAAGTTATACACCTGAATTTAATAAAGGTTGTAGAGAAAGAAATTTAGGTGAAAAAAATCCTATGTTTGGTAAAAAAAGATCAGATGAAGTAAAGAAAAAAATTAGTGAAAGTGTAAAATTATATTTTAAGAAAAGAAAGGAGGTACAAAATGACAATTAAAAAAGCAATGTACGATACAGCATTAGCTGAGTTTGAATCACAAAGAGATAAAGCTATAACTAATGCACGTATATACTTACAACATCCTGTTGGCATAGGAGAGCATGGTCAAATTGTTGATGAGTTTAGCAAACAAATAAAGTTAGCTGCTGAAGCAGATGAAGCTGCATCTATGTTAAAGGATACATTTAGAGATGAAATAACAGAAGACTAATGAATGAAGAATACATTGAGATCTTAACAGAGATACAAGAACATGAGAACAGTAGTGCTGAACGCATGTTATTTTTATCTGTTATATTTCAAGCATTGTTAGATGCAACAAAAGAAAAAACTAAAGTAGAATCATCACGAGTAAGTGTTGAAAGAGCAAATGCTCGTGCATGGTTCTTCTGTAGTGTAGGTGTAACATGTGATAACTTTGAGTATGTCTGTGAGAATGCAGGTATGGATGCACAGTATACAAGAAGTTTTGCAATTAAAGTAATTAACTCAAAGGAAATAAAATATGTCAGACAAAGAATCAGAAGAGTCCTTGATAAATCCTGAAGAGAATAGAGGATGGTCTCAAGAAAGTTATAGAAACTATATGAAGAGAAGAGATGCTGAAGAACAAATGATTAAAGAAGAACGATTACCTAAACCTAGTGATAAACAAATAGGTGGTAACCATTATAAAGACTGTGCTATACAACCTGTAGATTATATTGTTAAAAATAATCTTGACTTCTTAGAGGGTAATGTGGTAAAATATATAACTCGTCACAAAACAAAGAATGGCATAGAAGATATTAGAAAAGTAATACACTATGCAGAGTTAATATTAGAAAAGAAGTATGGAAAGGAAAAATAAATGGCATCATTAATGGGAAGTAATTATTTACCTACAGAGTATCAATCATTTATACATATGTCTAGGTATTCAAGATGGTTAGAAGAAGAAGGTAGAAGAGAAAGTTGGAGTGAAACAGTAAGTAGACTTATATCTTTCTTTAAACAACATATTGATAATGAATATAATAGTGTAATTAAAAAGAATGAATGGAATGATTTAGAAGAAGCTATACTTTCTTTACAAGTTATGCCATCTATGAGAGCTTTAATGACATCAGGAGATGCTTTAGCTAGAGAGAATGTTGCAGGTTATAACTGTTCTTATATTCCTATTGATAGTCCAA